TGTTTACCTTCAGATATAGTTGGATAATCATTTTTGCCTAACTCACTTACGATCGTATCAGCTCTAACAAATTCCCAACCCTCTCTGAGTTTACGAGACACGTTTGACGTATCATCGAAACCTTGCACTGTTGTTCTTATCCAACGATGTGCAAAACCTTTCGGTGCAGGTGGCGCATCCAAACTGGATGATGGAGCCCAATCAACTTTTCTAACTTCTTTAGCTCTAGTTGATGACTCGCGTGAAGTTCTTATCTTTTCCATTAGTTTCCTCCCTTCACGAATTTTGCGTATTCCTCTAGTGGCACCCCTAATTTCTTAGCGATTACTACCTGTGATTTGGTGAGTTTCACAGACTTGCGTCCTCCTTGTCTTCGACTTACCCCAGCTACATTTTGGACGGGTTGCTTTGTAGCTACAGGTTCTTTATCAGTCGAATCCTGGGCAAACTTTTGAGGGAAATACTCCTTCATTCGTTTGTTAATGTTATTATAATACTCATCACTCTCTGATTCAATACCCTGCCCTATAAGGTCTTCATGAATAGACATTGCAGCTCCAGTCATAACTCTGTCTGTGCCAAACCATTCATTTTGAGAAGCCCATTGTTGAGCTTTTTGACTTATTTGAACTGGTTGTTCACCAGGTATTTGCTCTTCTTGTGGTGAGTCTTTGTTTTCCTCACTTTGTTTTTTCTGAGCTTCTCTCTCTTGTAATGTTAAATTAACTTTTTCGTTTTCAACAGCTAACTTAGTCATTTGAGAGTTTATCTCAGCTACCTTTTCGGAATCTTGTGCATCAAGTGCTTCTTTCAAAGATGATTTTAATTTATCTTGTTCTGAAGTTACTCTTGCTTGGATTTCTTTAAGGTAATTATTATCAGTTTCGTCAAGTTTTGATTCAACGCTCTGATATTTCTTTTTTAGTCCTTTAGCATAATTCAAAGCAGCTTTTTCTCTTCTTTCTGCTTCTTTAGCTTGAAAAACTAATTCGTTGATTCTTTTTTGATAATTAGATTGTTTATCTTTTAAATTATCAGGTTTAGTTTCAACTTTATTTTCCTCAACTTCAACTTCAGTTTGTGGCTCTTCCTTTTTTTCTTCAGGCTCAGCTTCAACTTTTGTTTCTTGTATTGGATTTGTGTATCCTAAATCAACATCTTCTTTTTTAGAAAACGCTTCATCAGGTTCTATTGGTTTATCAACATTAATGATTTCCTCATTAACACCATCAGTGTCGATATCAACCTCTTGTTGAGGTTTGTTCTCTTCTGCCATTTTACCCTCCTAGTAATGGTGCAAAATATCGGCAGGATTAGATATGGTAGCGATGATTTCATCATCGTTTAAGATCCGCACTTCTCCCCCGTCTATTTTGAATCGAGAGCCTGCGTATCTTCCGAAGATTACCCAATCTTTTTCAGCGCACCATTTACCTAAAGGAAATTTTTCTTTGTCTCTATAACAAAGATTTCCTTGCTTAAGCACAAGGCCAACAACTGTTGTTAGCTGTATTGTTTCTTGGGTTTGTTCACTTAGATATAAACCACCTTTTGTTTTAGTAGGACCTGAATACGGAAGAATTAACATTCTATAACCCGTAGGCGTTGGTAACCTATCTAAAAGTGATTCATCTATTGATTTAGCGTCTAAGACTTTTTTGACTTCAGCTTCATCTTTGTAAGCTTTTTCCAATGTCTCAGTCCGTTTCGGTTGCTCCGTGGACTCTGTCATTTTTATTGCTCCTGTTTTTTTAACAAGTCTATAATGTCTTGTTGCAAGTCATCAAGTGACTTGATTTGTCCTCTAATATAGTGAAGGTCATTAGTGTTGTCAACATCTCTGACCAAAGTTTCTTTCAATCTCTCTTTTCGTCTATGTATAAGATTTTTTATGATATCGTTAGATGTTGTATCAATCGCCATTTTTCTCCATAAGTAACTTTAATCGACCTGATTCTGCTACTTCAAATTTAAATTCTTTCATAACATCTTTGATCAAATCCATCTTGTAAGTAATCCAATCATCAAAAACGATTCTGCACCTAGGTGCAGCTCTATTCGCAAACCACACAGCTTCAGTCAAAACATCTCTTGTTGTGTGTGGTCCATCCAGCATAACGAAAGCAAATTTAGAATTAATGTAAGCACGATGATTCATAAAATCAGTATCAGTGATATTCTGAAAACAAAATTTTCCTGAATCTAGATAAGGTTTGAAATCTTTTAACATTTCATCTCTCATGCTATTTGGATAAGTAGGTGAAATGCCATCTTTATGACTTATACCACTGTCGGAATCAAAATGTTCATATTCTCTATCACCGTAGGGATCTACACCAATATGTAAAAAATTATTTTTGAGATTGTCCATTGCAATCTTAGAGCTTTTGCCTTTTCTTACTCCTATCTCGCAAGAATAGTATCCTTGGCAATCAAAATCTTTTGTCCACTTTTCAAATAAATCGTATTCCTCTGAATCACCTTCTATCATAAGAAGTCTTTAACATTTACAAAAGCAAAAGCAACCTATTTTTTACCGCCACGGAAGATTTGTGTACCCTTTATACCAAAAATACTCGCCACGACAAGAATCCATAAATTTGTAAACCATTTCGGAAGGTCTTGAAAATACTCGAAAAACAATTTTACCTTCTCCATCGCAGTTGGATCATCAGACATAACTGCCCACATTAACACAATGATGGGCGCCGAAATAATTATCAAAACAAATTCGTCCTTATAGTCGTTTTGCCTAGCTTCAAGTAGTTTACCCTGGTAAGCTTCCTCACCCCGAGCCATTTTTTCAGCATGCATGAGCTGGGCATCAGACATTGCCATCTTAGTCTTCTGCTTATTTGCGTAAATTTTACTTCCTGCTTGTAAAGCAATTTTTGCTAAACTAAACCACGCCATTTAATACCCTTTCTAATTTTTTATACTTCTCTCTACCGTTAGCATCTTCACAATACTTTTTCAATACCTCGTCTATCTTTCGTTTTCTTCTATCACAAAGATAATTGTATATTTTAAAATAAATATTGACTGCGGATTTACCTCTTACTCTCCATCTCCAGCTATCCAAATGATGTTTTTGTCTTGGTTTTATGTAAACTACAGATCCTGTGTTAAAAAATTTAAATATTCTATCAATTACATCTTTATCTGTCATCTCAACGGAAATTGCTGGAATAGAGTAATCTTTTTTTGTTTTCTCGTAGGATATATAACCCTCACCATCAATAATACCTGCGAAATAAGCTTCTTGGTTAGACTCTCTTTTTTCTTTTATTGGAAACTTTAATACCTTGTGGGTTTGGTCCTCTTTTAGGTGGTGGTCCAAATTTTTTTCCACCACTAAGACCCTTTCTTTTTTCTCTTGCTGTTCTTGTCATAACAATTCATTATTTTAATTTATTAATATCACTTATTGTTAATCTTTTTTTTAATTTATCTTTAATATTTTTTAATTTACTTTTTAGTTCATCTCTAATTGCTGATTTGACATCTGTTTTAGCAGTTTTCCTATCTACTTTTTCAATTTTCATAATTTCTCTAGAAGATCTTCCACCACTTTTTCTAAATTCTTTGTATCCAGCTTTTATTCCCTTTGTAAGCAAGCCACCCAAGAACATTTTTCTATATTGATTTTTCATTATTTCTCTAATTTCCTCTCTGCAATATCTAATCTTTTGTCAGACTGCTCATCTTGTTGAGCTAATCTATCATATTCTAAATTCAATTTGTTAGCTTGTCTTTGATTTTCCATTTCTTGTCTAAACTGTGTTTCATCTGCCTTTCTTTGTAAGTCCATAGCTCTTAAATCAACTTCTTGTTGTTTAATTCTTACAAGTGGGTCTGATTTTGCTTTATTTGCTTCCATTTCTCCTTTTACTAATTCAGTTGTTATCTCTGCAACAGCAGTTGCAACTGAATTATCGAAAGCTATTTGAAAAGATTGTGGGTCGTTTTGTTGTAAAGCAACTAAAGTAGGGTCTTGTGCAAACTGTTCTCTTACTTCTTTTCTCGCTTTGAATGAAATATGGTCTGAGACATGAGATTGTAACAAAGCATATACTTGTGGATTAATTTGAACCATTCTTGATTCCATAAAAGCAGTATGTGCAGCGATATGTGCATCATGATCTTGAAATTCAAACACAGTTAATAGTTTCATTTGCAATGCTCTTGCATTTTCTTTAGCAGGATCAAGTGGTTCGGGCTGTTTTTGTGGTGGTTTTAATAAAGTTTCAATTTGTTTTGTGCCTAAAGCTTCGTAAACTCTTCTGTAAGCTTCATGAATGTTGTGTAATTGTGGATTTGATGTAGCAATTTGTAATTGTGTTTGAGCTAATGTAACTCTTTGTGCCATAGACATAATATTTGGGTCAGCCACAGGTAAAACATCTATTCTTTGATCAAAATCTGAAGCTTTAATTTGTCTTGGGCCACCATAAACATCATACGGATACTCAGGTGGTAAGTATTCTGAACAAATTCTTGCTAAAATTTTAAATTCCATACGCATTGCATAGTAACAACGCTTATGAACACCACTCATCACTCTAGAACCTCGTTCTAATAAAGCGATAGTTGTGCCCACAGCCCTGTTCTGCGTGTCATTACCTACTGCGGTATCGGTTATCGCAGCAAATTTTTGACCCGCTTGCACTACAAAACCTAAAAGATTGAATAAAGTCGTGCTTGGTTCTGAAAAAGGTAAATTAAAAAACTGATCTCGTATATTTCCGCCTGGTGCATCTACATCTCTAAACTCACCAGGTTGTATTGGTTGGTCGTCATCTCTAACTCTGATACCTCTAGACTTAAATCCTGCTGGTAAATTTTTCAAAGTACCTGCATCAATCAATTGTCTTAGAGCAACAGTAGCAGCTCGTGATAGACCACCTATTGTATGTATTAAACCAAAACCATAAAAACCTAATCCTGGTAAAAATTTGTAATGAACAAAGTATTCTATTCTTGTGTAATTAGGATCATCAACTCTGTAGTTTCTATAGATAGATAAAACCTCTCCTGAACTCTCATCTATAGTTACAATATATGGAATCTTAATTGCTTTTTTAGTTCTGTTGTCAAAATTTTCATAATCATCTAAATTTAAATCAACATGCATTTCTAACATAGTGTGAATATAATCTGTGAATCCAGGTTTCACTCCATCAAGATCATCAATTTTTTGCTCAAGGTCTGATGTTTCTGATCTAGGTTGAGGAAGATCTATATCTCTGTAAAATCCTGCTGCCATTTTTTTATTTACATCATTCTCACTCATCTTTAGCACATGAGTAATTCTTCCTGCATCTTTTAAATCTGATGCATAGTATGGAACAACTAAATCTTCTGCTGGCACAAATTTTGAAACAGGTCTCTGTAAAAATTCATCGTAGTAAATTTTTTTAAATGTAGATCCTGATAGTGGTAAATAATATAACATTTGATCCATGTCAGTTGTGTAGTCTTCCATCTTCTCCATAAGAAGATAGTTCATGTATTCTTTGACTCGATCAGCTTGTTGTTCGGTGTTCGGTGTACGGATACCTACAACTTGTGTTCTAACTGGACCATCACTTGGTAATAATTCTTTGTATGCTGAAGCTTGGAAAGTCGTAGCACTTTCACTTAACAACGGATGGGTGACACCTGAAGCTCCTTTGAATGGTCTTGTCTGCTCATTGTATTTTACACCAAGAAGATCTAAACCTTTAGTATAACCTTCCTCCCATTCTTTTCTAGATTCTTTGTCTTTTTTGTACTCAGAAATTAACTCCATACCTAATCGTTTAAGAGTTCTTTCGTCCATGTCTTCAGCTAAGTTTGCATTAAAGTCATCATTAACTGTTTCTTCTACAGTCTCTTCTCCTTCAATTTGAACTTCTGGTGGAAGACCTTCAGGTTGTTCCTGGATCTCTTCAACTTTAGTTTCTTCTTCGATATTTTCGGTAATTCCCTTTTCTACAGCCATAGTTTAATTTATCATAAGGTTTTAAATATATCCACTACTAAGCCTCCTCTAGACTTATATAGCTTCTGTGTGTATGCCATATTAGGTTTAACTTCAATAGCAAAAGCATCAAAATACAACCTTGGATCATTTTCTTGTATAAGCTTATATCCTTTCATAGGACCGTTAGATGCCGTTTCGTGATATTCACTAATAATTTTTTTACCACCTTTTGCATCAGGATATTTAAAATTATCTTTCATAACTTCTTTATATGGTTTCTTAGGATCAGATAAGGATAGTTTTACAGTGCCTGCTTTGGAATCATTAAACTTTGCAGCTTTCTTCATGAGTTGAGGCATCACAGCTTGGCCTTTTTTATCTATACCTTTACCATTTGCATAACCATAAAATCTTTCATTACCTGCTTTATAACCTTGCCTAAAATGTAATTTGTTAAATGGCATGACAGCTACAAAATCTACTTTCTCTTTTGCTGCTTTGTTCATTAAAAATTTTAGAGCGTAATCTCCATAAGCATCAGCATCTAACAAGGGAAAATAATCCATTTTATTTCTTGTGCCATAATCGGTCCCTTGTCTGAATGTATTACTTATTTGTTTATTAATATTTTTTAAATCATCAGATATAGCTCTAGATTTATTAAATTGATTTTTAGCGATGGCATCATCCATATCTCGTAATAATTTTGTTCTAGAATTTACAAGTAGATCTAATTCAATGTCTTTTTGAAAAGGATTAATTCTTCTTTCACCTTTAAAAGCTTCCTTAGCAGTAAGTTGTTTAGCAATACTTTGGTTAGCATCAGATTGTATTTCATGGATGACCATAGCTTTTTTGCCATCAGGTGTTATTCTTGTATCATACCTTACATGAAATAAATTATTTTTAAGATCACCGTAATGACCCATGTTTTTCATAGGTGAACTATTACCAATAATAGGTTCATCAAGAACGAACACCGTTTCTCTGTAATTATTACCACCTTGAAAGGTATAGCTAGTTTCGTTTTGATATTTAACAGGTTTCACATTACCACCGCCTTTAGATATTCTGACTAACTCATCCACGCCACCTAATACACCATTTATTTGTACTCTTGCATTTTGTGTAAGATCCGTTGCTTTTCGTAAATTTGTTAAACTTGTTCTTAAAGATTCATAATTATTTTTAATACTATTCTGATCGCCTGTCTGTATTGCTCTCTTTAAACCCTCTAACTTTCTTATTAAATCTGGAAATATTGGATTCCCTGGATTTGTTTTTGCTAAATCATTAATTCGACTTGTAGCACCTTTTAGAATTGTATCTACTTTTGGTGAAGTAAACACACCACCAAACTCAACTGGTTTTAATCTATTAACAGGATTCATCTTAATCATGTTACCAACATCTTGTGCTGATAACTTTAAACCGAATCGTTTAGCTGCACCTATAAGTCCACCAGTAATGTTTCCGAAGTCATCAAAGGTTGCAAGGTTAGTATCAAAAAGTTCTTCTTTATTTATGGTAGCTTCTTTACCAGAAAACCTAGATCCTTTATCGTAAGTAAATCTTTTGGGTCCTCTTTCTATTCGTGTAGAGGGTTTACCAAAGACTTTAAAATTTACTTTTCTTGATGAAGTTAAGTGATCAATCCATTCATCTGCAGAATATTTACCTGGTCCTTTTCTCATGACCCAATCATAAGTAGATGAACCAAAAGCAGGTTGTCTTGTTTCACCCATTAATAGATCATCAGTAATCTTACGATCTACTTTGACAGGAAGTTGTGCATCTTGTTTTGCTAATTGTTTAGCTGTTTGAGTTTTAGCTTCGGGTGTGTAAGTAATTAATTTTTGTGACTCTCCTGATACGGGGTCAGTTTTCTTTCTTTTAAGAAGTGAAGATATTCCTCGTTTAAAAAGTTCCTTGAGGGCCATGAACCCTCCTAGTACATTTTAGTAGGTTTATTTCTACCAAGTTTACATTTAACTTTAACAGATTTACCTGTTTTATAACCAACTGGGTTTGGTCTCATCATCATGCCACCGCCCATTTTTTTAGATACTATTTTTTTCGCAGTAGTTATATCTCTTTCAGTAAGTCTGTCTTTATCTTTTTTAGCTTGAGCTAAAGCGTAAGCTTTCACTGTTTTTGAGACTCCACCTTTGTCATAACCCATAGGTCTTTGCATCATCATGCCACCACCCATTTTTTTCTGAGGTCTTTTTGTAAAAGGTTTTTTACCAGTTCTTTTTTCATACATTTTTTCTAGTGCAGCTTTGCCTAATAATGCTGCTCCTGCAACACCAGCTGCGATTTTACCTATTCGAGTTGCTTTAGCTGCTTGCATAGCTCTAGCACCACCTAATTGCATTCTTCTTTGTATGAACTTAGATTTTTTTAAATCCGTTTTATCTTTAACATCTTTTAAACCTTTTAAATATTTTTTATATTTAGTAGCATCACCCATGCCACCTTTATTTCTTCCTAAAATTTTTTTAATAGCTTCAGCTTTAGCTAAACCAGCTCCAATACCACCCATTGCAACAGGTGCCATTTTTTTCTTCTTCATTTTCTTGCTGGCGCTTAAACCTGCAACTAATGCTCCTAGTGCAGCTTTTTTAATTTTACCTGGCTTCATTTTCTCGTCTTGTAAACCTTGTCCTCTGCCTTTAGCTTTCTCAGCTTTTAGTATTTTAAAATCTTGGGCATCTATTCTGCCGTTTTTGTTTTTGTCTAATTTAGCTTGGCCACCTGTTAATAATAATTTAGGTTTTGCAGGTCTTTGTTTTTTTAACATATCTTTAAATTCTTGTGGTGTTGGCATCCTTGGTCTTCGCCCTTGTTCACCTTTTGTATTTTTTTTATCTCTATCTGTAATTCTATCTTTCATTCTTGAGCCAATAGATTTAGCTATGCCTACTGGAGTCAAAGCACCAACTCCGCTCCCAATTGCTTTAGCAGCATCTTTGACTTTCATGTTTCCAATGTCTGAAATTTTCTTTTTAATTTTATCTTTGTTTTTTCTACCTATAGATACAGCAGCACCAGCTACCATTCCGCCTGGAAGATTATCTCTTTTTTTATTCATTAATCTTCTTCTTTCTTCCATTCTAAATCTATCTGACATAGTTTCTTTTGGACTTTTCATTGTACCTGATTTAGTATAATTTGGTCTTCCCATTTTTTTTTTTACTCCAGGCTTTAATCTTATTTCTATTGGCATTATTTAACTCCCTCAAATTTTCCACCTTTGATAGCTGCGCCCATACCTCTGCACATACCACCAGTCATCATACCTTCAACTTTTTCAACTTTGCGTGCGGGCTGTGTGCCTATTGCTGCTGGTTTAACTTTTTTAGCAGCTTTACCAATTTTTTCCATTCTTTCCTTGCTTACTCTTCCAGGTCTAGATCCAGTTATTACATCAGACATGCTTTCTTTTGGTGTTACTTTTATTGGCATATTAAATCCTATCCATAGTATCTATAATCTTTTTCAATCTTAAAATTAGGTTCGTCCATTGCATCAGAATAAGTTGTAACAAATCCACCTTCCCTGAATCTTATCACTGCTTGGGTCATAGAGTCAACATAGTCATCGAATTGTCCATGAGGAAAAGCAGCTACTTCTTCAATAACATCTTGTGCAAATTTTTCATCTGTTGGGGCAAAAACCATACCAGACTCAAATATAGGTGCTACAGAGTTAATTCTAGTAAATTTATCTCTACCCTTTGCAGGCACATAATCTATAACAGGAATACCAGATCGTCTAAGTTCTTGGATAAGTGGTTGTCCTGTTGCCTTAGCTTCAACAATAGTTGTTTCAGGTTGCCAGTATTGATATTGCTCCAGGGCTAAATTCTTAAGATCTGGAAAGTCGAACCTTCCTTTAATAGCATCTAATAAAATAATACAATCTTCATAACCTTCTGCAGGTTGAAATATTCCCCATGTTGTAATCGCAGAATAATCCGCAGTTTCTTTTTTAGAATATGCAGTATCATAACTTTGTATAACATGTTTAAGTGTCGGTATCCGTTCTTCGTTCCACGGTTGCCACCAATCTCTTTTAATGATTGCACCTT